AGAAATTATAATCTATTCTAACATTACCTCCTGGTATATCACCATCTATTACAGCTCTACTATATCCATTTGGATAAACTCTAGTGTCTTTTAATTTTATTGTAGCTAAATCAAAGAAAGAGTCTCTTTGACCTGTATCAATTACAAACCTATCAACATAATTTGTATTGGAATCAGAAGCCTGGTCGGCATTTTTAGTTGATATGAATATATTTTCAACATTTTTTAAATATGCAACATTTAGTGTGTATAAAGCCACATTTGGTCTTGGATTAGCTGCATCAGAGTTATCACCAGCTCTACCATCTAAGTTTAAATTAAACCCTACTGATCTCTTAAATAAACGAACCGTTTTTCTTTGTTCTTCTGCTGGTTCAACATTTATTGATGTTAATATGTCTATTGTGCCACTAAAAGCAGTATCACCTAAAGATAATGTAAGAGTTGGTGGAGTAGCAGTACCATCAGTTGTGATTGAAACACCTGTGTTAGCCATATCTACTTGTGTATTTACTGGATAAGCACCTGTGCCTCCTGACTTAATGTTTATTTGATAAAACTTTTGTCTTAGAGCAGCTGTTCCTGCCCCAACAAAAGTCTCTCTTGGTGAGGCAGTTGTGATTGCATCAGCAGCAAGAACGCCACTTGTCACCGAAACATCCTTAAATAATCTGCGAGTGGTGTAAGTCGCATTATTTGATAATTTTATAAAGTCGTAACCACCTTTTATGATAGATGTTTCTTTTTTTGCATCTCTAAATTCAGCTCTTTGAAAAAGATAATTTCTTGTAACACCATCAGTTGTGCCGGCAGGTTGTCCTATGCCTGAACGGACCGTGTTACTTAATGTTACGTTAGACCCAATAATACTTGTTACAAAAACACCTCTATCAGTTGCATGGCCAGTTGCAGTTGCGGCTCCTTTTAGATTTGATACGTTTTCACCAAAAACTTCGTCACCAACTTTAATTCCTGTTGGGTTAGACACAATTATATTATTAGTTGAGTTTGAAATAACAGCTGTAGTTTCTAATGTTGATATTGATGTTGAGTGAACATTGACATTAGCACCAGAGTTAGCAACAATTGATTTCGTTAAAGCTATAGGTGTATTACCAAGCTGTTTAACATTAAATAAATGTAATTTATGAATTTCTGTAAACGCATTTGCATTAGCATCATCAGATATTGGTTGATTGAACTGACCAACTTGTTTTACATAACCCTCACCAATTAGAGTAGCGTGTCTTGCGGCTGTTGTTCCATCTTGGTGAACAGAGTTAGATGAGTATAATCTTACTCTTTCACTACCTTGAGTAAAGAATGGACTATTGTTAGATTTATGTACAAAAATATAATTACCTAATTCAGAGTCAAAAGAATAGTTGTTTGAAAAAGCCGTGTCTCTAGCTTTTGGTAAGTTTATGTTTGTATCACTTATTTTATCACACTCATAACCTTTAACATAAGCTTTACCTTTTTCTACTGTGAGTATTGCTGTAGCAGAATTACCTAAGTTAGCCACTCTAGGTGTTAAACCTCTAACTGTGTAGTCACCTGACTCATCAAAAGTTCTTCTTGCAAGAGTTCTTTCAAGCTCAGAATATTTTGTACCAGAGTCATCTTTGACTAGAAGGCCATCTTTATACCTTACTAACTCAATATATTTTGTAGACGTTAGGACTGGTGCTGATAAAGTGTTTGCATCTAAAGCTTTTCTTGTCAAATCAAGAGATACTTTATATCGGTCGGAACCTGGTGCTAAGTAATTTGAAGAATCTAAAGCTGGGTCTAGTAAACTAGCATCATTATCACTCTGAACAATACTTTCATTTACTTCAAATCCTACCGATACATTTGCTGTGGTACCATATTTGTCAACTGCTACAACCTGTTGAGGATTTTTAACAAATAAACCATTTGTATAAAAAACACCATCTGTGACACCAACTAATTTAGATTGGCCAAAAGCTTTTGTCTCACTTGATTTTACATTTTCGAGTATAAAATTATTTGATACATTTGAAGTGGTGTGTATTGTTAAACTAACATTAGTGTCTATAAACGTATTGGCAAAATCTTCACTACCACCTGCAGCAATTAAAGCTGAATTAGTTGTAGTATTTGATGATGCTAAATTTATATTATCAGTTCTTAAAAACGAGACAAATACCGTATCAGGATCAGTATCGGTTTTTGCGTCCGCATGGTGTATGAAATAAACATTTCTTACTGAACCACCCACAGTCGCAACACCATTTGCGTTTGAAACAGCACCTTTTACGGTTGATGTGATATATTTACCAACAAAGTTAGCAACATTTATTGAAGAACCAGTATCAATAGAAATTGACTGTAAATTTATATGATTGACTGATGTTTTGTTTGCAATTGTTCGATAATCTAAACCCACAGACTGAGAGTTTATTGTGTTACTGGTTGGGGTTGACCCAAAGTTTATAAGTAAATCTCTTCTCTTACCTTCGCCTATACCAAAAACAGATGCACCAGTAACTCTGGATCCATCTTTAAATAAATGATTACCAAACTTTGTAATTTGGTCTTGTATTATTGTTTGTGATTGTGTTAGTTCACGAGCTTGAACTGCCCTACCGGGTCTGAAAAGTAATCTATGAAAATTTTTATCTTCACTAAAATCATCATAGTAGGGTGTATTTCTAAATTCGTCTGTAAGTGCCATTCTATGCCTTTAAAATCTTAAAACAACTTTAACATCTTCTGCTTGACCATCTGTTCTTGTTGTTGGGGTTGTATTTTCTGTTGATAAAATTTCAACTGAATCTGGTTCAAAATCAGGTCTTACGATTTGTGTAACAACCCTTGATACACCAGAATTATCTCCAACTAAAGCTTCTCCTACTGTTATGTTACCTTGTACTTTGGTTAATTCAACTTGCACAATATCTTTAGTTCTGTGAACAAAGCCGAGCATTTTATAATTAGTATTTGATACGCCTTGGTAAACGAGCTCACTATCATCATAATCAACACCAGTAGAAACAAATAGCCCTGTTATACCAACTAATATACTATCGTTAGCCTCAACTTGTTCGACACCACCATTAGCACTATTCAAATCTGTGCGAACTGTACCATATTTATAAGGTCTCCTCATGAGACCTACCTCTCTAAAAGAAATATTAGTTCCAATTTTTCCGCCTTCGGTAGAGTCAATCTCACCAAATTTAGTTCTTGCTATCACACTATTTGCACCTAACTCTCTACCAATATCATAACCATACCCAAAATATGGTGCTTTCATCACTCTGAAATTAGCGCCCGTTCCTGTTCCAAATACCCTTACGTTTGTTATTCCTGTATATCCGACACCTAGTGTAGATACATTCACACTTGTTATACCGCCGCCTTCTTCAGCAGACAACACAGTTGGTGAAGCTTCTGCTCGTGTTGTAACATTTGTATCAGGTAAAGGTGTGTCAAAAAATATTCTTGTATTGACTGTTACACCAGACTGATGGGAGTTACCAACTGTTGGCTTACTTAACGTAATTGTATCATTACCCTCGTTCACATCAGATACAAATGTTTCAGCCGCAAAAGTATCACTATTACCAGGAACGCCGATCATCATGTTTGCAGATATTACACTACCTATTGTTAGACCTTTAGCTTCTAAAAAACTTGGTTTAACCACAAGCTGCAAAGCACCTGGTAAAAAGTTGTTAAATTCTACATCAGTAAAATCTCTGAAACCTGAACCTTGACTTGTAACAATAACAGTTGCAAGTTCACCCTCTCTTACAATTGAATTTTTTAACGCAAAATCACCATAGGCGGTGTTACTGGTGATATCAAGGTAACTTCTATCTGGCACAGGTATAAAATTAGAATCGACAAATTCATTACCATCGAGAACACTATACATATATTTCCAAACGTACCCATCATCTTTTTTAATAATACCTTCACTTGTGTCAAAATCACCATCAGGCTCAAATGTTGAGTCATTTCTTGAGAGTGTGTTGTTTACATTAGATGAACCATTTGATAAACACAAATAAACATTCCTGTTATTTGCAGCAAAAACATACATTGGTTTTGTATTTGTGGACGTATCTTCTGAAAGTAATTGAGATAAGCTAAGTGTATCATCATACTGATAGTAATTGGTATTCGTAGTCCAATCTACTCTAGGCACAACTAAATTGACATCTCTTGTCTCTATTCTTTTAGCAGCTATGATTGAACGACCTATATCACGAACTGATAAAGGGCTTTCAACAACATCTGGTACCACAGAATCATTTGCATAAGGTTTACTCTCACCTATGTAAATATACTGTACGTCACCATCTGTTATAGTTTGTTTATAATCTCTAGCGTTTTTGAGTGATAGTAGTCTAGTTGATATTTTTGTTGCCATAATTGTTTATTTATACCAAAATAATAACGGATTGAGCGTTTGCGACTTGATTAAACGAACTTGTTACGGTTAAATTTGTATTTGATACTACACTACTAATTACACGATTCTCACCATTTACAGCAAGTTTAGATGTGCCTACAACAATCACACCACGAGACACAGCAATATTAAAGAGTGTATTAGTTCCAACTACAATTGTACTATTTGATACGCTTACTAGACCAGATATTGCATTAGATGTTCTAACTTCTGAAATAGATATATTTGAATCAATAGTTTGTATTTTCTCAAATTCTGCAAAATTCTTATACCCAGCTGGGTGAACTAAATCTTTTACAACCTTTTTATACTTTGAAAATTCAAGCGGTACTTTAGTCAAATAAATGAAATCTTGATAATAACCAAGACCCTGTATTTTTCTTTGTCTGGTTGATAATAAACCTTTTGATGAAGTAAATCTACCTGGTAATGATTTGATACCTGATGTTAATACAGCATTAGCCTTTGCAGTACCATCACCAGCACCAGTTAAATCAACATTAGGTGTGGCTTTATAACCCTCTCCAGGATCAATAACTCTAATAGTTCTTACTTCACCTACATTAGTAGCCGCATCTTGAGATACAATATTTTCACCATCACCTAGTAAAGATACAACTCTTATTGTAGCATTTGCTGAATTTAAAGCCACAGTATTTTGAGTATTACTTCTAAAGATTGAGACATTTGGAAAATGACTATCACTATAACCAGCACCACCTTTAGGATAACCAACATCAATACTCATTGGTGCACCAAATATATTAGCTGTATTTAATGTACTCGTGCTTGCATTAGAAAAATCTATACTTATTGACGAATTTATTAGATTGCGTGTGCCATAGTAACTAGCATTTGCAAAGTTTAGAAAATCTGCTGATGCAGGGAAAGGTCTATCTACAACTAAAAATCCACACTCATGAAACATACCATTAGCTTGACCAAATTCATTAGGTTGAGCAACAACAGAATTACTAATTACACTTGTTACTTTTCTCTCATAACCAAGAACAGAGATGACATCACCTATTTTGACTGGATTATCACCTTTATGAAAATTAAACCCTGCATGATTTGATTGAGGTGTCATATAGACACCACTTAAACCAACATTTATATTCGCCTGTGTAATGCCTACGGCATCTACAACAATACTTGAGACATAAACATTAGGCAAACCTGAAATACCATTGAAACCTGTGTTTGCAACCACTGGTGCAATATTTACAACACTACTTCTAATACCAGTACCTAAATTTTTATAATAATCATATTCAAATTCTGTATTGATTATTGAACCGTTTGCATTTGTTTCTGATACTCTCGCTTTTGCACCAGAGCCGTACACACCATAATTATCAAAGTCAATCAAATCACCGACTGTGTAATTATTACCTGAGTTAACTATCTGTAATTTTCCTAAGCCTTTGAATGAACCAACATCAGCCAAACCTGTAACGATACTGGTTGTTGGTACAAAAGCACCAGCGCCATCTAAAGGTATACTTGCGAATGTTGTATTTGATGTTACAAGATTAACAGCTGATATAGGCCCCATACCTGTAACAATTGAGCTCGAATTAACAACGTGTTTTATTCTTGAACTTACAGTAGGTACTGAAATTTGAGTGTTACCAAAAGCACTTGAAAAAAGACCAGTATTTGAAACACTCAATACAATACCTGTGTTAAACCCATTGGCGGTTGAAGTGAGTTGATTATCGGAATTAGATAGAACTAAAAGCGTATTATTTGCGTTTGTAGTGGCGTGAAAGGCATTTGCGATTACTAAATTAGCATATGTTTGTGCCGTATTATCTGAGGGTGATGAGTCATAAGTTTGACCCATTAGCACAAAAGTATTTGGCGAGTTATTGCCGGTCGTGTCTTGATCTGTAATTGAGTACAATATAAAACCATTCGCTGCACTACCGCCAGATAAAAGACCGCCAGTTTTAAACCCAGCACCACTTTCTTCAATGTCAGGGTTAGCTGCAAATACCGTTCCGACTGATGCAACTTGAGCACTTGCATTTCTTGAAAACCCACCAGCGGTAATTAAAACTGGATCACCTACATTATAGCTTAAACCACCATCTACAACATTGACCTCAAGAACAGATGATACAACATTAGAAGATACATTTATAATTGTACCATTATCAATTATCGTTGTTCTAACTTCTTCAAATTGTGAAAAATTACCCGTAGTAAGTTTTCTATCAAAATTTAATTCTATGAGAGAAATTTCATCTATTAGTTTAGGGAAGACTGAATCAATAACCACAGTTGCATTTGACGTAACGCCTTTAACTTCTCTGTTTATAAGAAGAGACTCATTAAATTGTGAAAATTCAACCCTTATGTCATCACCTGATGTAGGTGTTGTTACAAAAACAATTTCTTTATCTTCTTTTTTTAAGACATAATTTGTTACTGGTGTTTGAGTATTACCATTTAATTTTACATCAATATCTTTTTCATCTACAATTTGCGGTAATTTAAAAGTGTTTTTTACACCATCACCAATATAAAACGTAGATATAATTGGTGATATTGATAAGACTTTTGAAGATTGAAAATTACTATCAGACGCTCTAAGGACTTGATCACCAGTTATTTGTATTTCAGCGTCAACACCAAAAATTAAACGAAACACAAGTTCAAAAGAACGCTCACTACCTTTAGCTAAATAAAGTGGTAATATATTTTTAATTAGAAATTCTTTTGATACATTTGTACTTTTTGGTACCAGATTTGCAAATGTATTTAAAAAGTTATCTTCAAATGAATCTAAAGAATAGTCAATGTCTTGTACTAGCCTTAAATCTTTACTTTCATTTGTAAGGTCATTTTTCTGGGAAGATTGTTCATTTTCAAGAAACTCATAATAAGCTTTTAAAAAAGATATAAAAAGTGGGTGTTCATCACGAACATACTCTGGTACTTGTCTGTTTACTAACAGAGAAGTGAGTAAGTTATTTTGGTCTTGTTCGTGAGACATTATAAGTTAGTTGATTGTAAAGTTGTCGTAATTGATAAAGGATCTTCAATATCTATAGCAACTATATTATTTCTAGTAGATTCTATGATACCTGATTCAGCGCCAATTGTTAATCTTATCAAACCATCACTTGCTGTAACTGTTCTTATGTTTATATTATTGATTTCAATTACGCCTTTATCATAATCTATACTACCTGCATTATCATTGATAATATTTCTATTACCATCATCATCAAAGAATATTGACCTAATCGTACCGTTTCTCGAATCAACCGATACTGATAGTGATGCACCTGTGCCGTTACCACCAGATAATGTTAATTGTGCGTTAGTATAGTCTTTACCTCGGTCTGTTATCACTACTGATGTAACTTCACCACCTGAAACTGTTGCAATAGCTTTTGCACCTGTGCCATCGCCTGTAATTATGATTTCTGGAGCTATCGTATAACCAAAACCAGGATCATGAATTGTTATTCGTGAAATGCCTGTAGATGAAAAAGGCGTTTCTTCAAGTTCCACATTTCTTACCACACCGGTTGAATCTGGACTAGAAAACTGAGTGGTCGTTAGTTTATCAGTAGTCGTGCCTCGTTTTAATTTTTCACCAAAATCGAGAGTGTAACTACTTGTGCCTATTACTGGGCTTATTCGTTTTTGTACTCTAACAGAAGTTTCAGAACCTATGATTGAATTTCTATCAGTTTCATCTATTGCTTTTGATAATTTTGATAAAGAAAAATTACTATCAAATCTATTTAAATTTGTATTATTATATTCTACAATAGAGTTTTTGATACTCGCTTTGAAAGCCTCCTCTGACTCAGCAGTTTTTTTATTATCAAATAAAACATTTGTAGTTATAAGAATAAAAGTCAAACTAGGATCTACTAATTCTGTTTCTATACCTATTATTGATTTTGGTTTTATAATGTTATCTACAATTCTGTTTTTTTCTGTTTCTGATATAAAAAAGTTTTTTCTAGGTTTTAACGATATGAAAATTTTACCATAAACCACCGGATCATTATCTTCACCACCCCAAACTGATATGGCTTCTATACTCGGCACTTCTTTCAATATAGTAGTCTCATAGTCTTTCTTAGTTACAAGTCTATTTTGAGTTGTAAACTGATTTGGTGCTGAAAATTTTATTGAGTCAACTGTTTCTTTATCAGAACCACCAGAAGCTGCGGATATTGGTGTGATAACAATATTTGTACTATCGCCATTTGAGTCCGCAAGGGTACTTTTTTGAACAAAGTTATTTGCTTTGTTTGAATCTGTACCGTTCGTAACAAGATAAGTTACACTTATCGTTGCGCCATCATTTAATTTTCTACCGACACTATTATTACCAAAATATATTTCATAATTACCATCTCTATTTTCTTGTAAAAAGTAAACATCAGATGTGCCATCAACATTCAAAACATCATTTACTTTACTATAAACTGTTGATGACGTATTTGCTATGTTTGGTCTAACTATAACTTTAAGTGTCGTGGTATCTATATTTTTTTCGGGTAACGTAAATATTTGTTTTGGGTTACTCGACTCTACAAATGGAAACTCATTGGTGATTAGTTGACCCTCATTGATTTCTAAGTTAGTAAAAACATATTGTGAATTGTTTATTTTTGAAACAATTTGTTCTTCTAGTGATACAAAATTATATGATTTGCCATCTATTTGGTCAGATAGAAAAGAAAAACCCTCTGGTATTGTTAAGGTGCCAGCAGTTGTTGTTGATGAATTAGCTGTAAGTGTGATTGTTGCAGTAGGTGATTTTTTAGAGTGTGGTATATAACCTAATGTTTTTGCGTGAGATACGGTAGATTCACGAAGTAAAGATGTATCTAAAAAAGATTCATTTGCAACCATGTTTAAATAATAAGCATTATAGTGTGTGTTATATGCTAGTATATCCAAAAGAACTGATAATCCAGAACCTGAAAAATCATAGTCTGAAAATTCTTTTTGTTGTTGTAAAAATGCTCGTAAATTTCCTTTGATTGTATCAAAATCAAGTTCTGTTACTCTAAGTCGATCTACCATTTATCTTACTCTCTCTAAAATAAAGTCTACTGTGATAGGGCTTGGGTCATTAACTAAAAAGAAAGTTAAAACTACTTTGTAAGCATTTTCATCTGGAAAACCAGAGGCTGTAACATCTTGAACATCAACTCGTGGTTCAAAGTTGTTTATAGTCTCGCTTATTTCTCTCTCTATTAAAGCAGCTGTAACATTATCAACTTGCTCAAATAAAAGACGCCTTAAACCAGAACCCAACCCTGGTTGAAAAGGTCTCTCATAATGATTTGTTAATACTAAATTTTTTACTGAGTTGATTACAGCAGTTTCATTTATGAATTTGTTAATATCTTTTGTCGTAGGGTGGATATTAAAATTCAAATCTATGTCTGTAAACGACCTGTTACTTTTTATGTCTATCTCTGCCATCTTTTATTTATACCTAATCTCCAATCTTAACAGTACCGGAACCAGAAGATATTGTACCATCTCCTATTGGGTCAACATCTGCAACTGTATCATCAATTCTTGCAGCTCCTTTAGATCCATTGTTAAGATTGATTGTTTGTCCGTTTATCTTTACATCGCCTGTTACGTTTAAATTATAGTCGCCATCCACTTGAATATTCACATCTCCTTGTATCAATACAGACTCATCCTTGACGACCACAGTAAACTTATCTCTCTGTATTCGTTCTACTCTATCACCATTAGGATTGAACTCCATGTACGAACCTGCACGGTGGTATAGATGTATTCTCTCATTATCTCTTGTATCA